CGAGAAGTCCGGCAGCTCCTCGAGGTCGAGCAGAATGCCATACCGCTCGACGATCTCACCGAGACGGGCGGAGAAGCTCGCCCCCGCCTCCTTCACGTCCGCTTCGAGCCCCGCAAGTGCAGGGTTCATGTAGACTTGCTTAGTCTTTGCCACTTTGATTCTCCTCCTTTTGATAACAAGAGGGGCTTGCGCCTCTCTCTTTGCTGTTACGCTACGTACTCAGCCTTTTCTTCTGCCGACATGTTGCCGACAACGGAGTAGTCTGCGATGTCGTCCCAATCACACGCACAGCTTTCATCGGTGTATTCGGGGTCATATTCCTCTTCGGGGAGAATCTCCCAGCGGAGTTCGTAGACGGGGATGTACCCATCCTCGTCCGGTGCGTCGTCCGGGCAAAATGCCGAGGCGGCGTAATATCCGCTCCCCGTACCCGTGAGGTACGGATCCTGCATCGTAACAAACTTCTTTCCGTTGTTGCTCTTGTACATTTCCATTTTGATTACCTCCTATTTTCTTCTGGGCTTTATGCCCCTCACCTTTATCTTGATTTTATTATAGCGTGTATATACATCTTTGTCAATGGTCTATATACATATTTTTTATTTTTATGTGTATATATTTTAGGGCACAAAAATAAGCCCCAGAGCCGAAGCCCCGGGGCTATGGAAAACATTACCACTCTGCGACCGTATACATCACACTGCCGCCCTTGACTTTTGTCGATTGCCCATGCACAAGACCTTCCCAGCGTCCAAGCTGCACGCCTGCCGTCCAATAGGTCTGCGTGTCAATCTGCGTGACACCCGCCTTGATCTTATGCGCCTTATTAAGGTTGATTTTATACACGTCAACCTTCTGCTGATCTGCTGGCAGGTCTTTTCCGTCCTTGTCCTTTGTGATCGGCGTGACCACAGTACGGTCACTTTTTTCGCGCGCCACCCGTGGCAGGGTCGGGTCATCCTCCCGTATCTGCCGCTCGACGACCTGCGCAGCACGCTCCACCGTCGGAGCGGTTACATGGTACGTCACCGTAGGTGCGCGCTGTCCCGCCTGCACGGCCGCAAGCCGCCGCTGCAGTGTCTCAGCGTTGCTCTTTGAGATATCGAGCTGCGCCCGCAGTGCTTCCGCGTCCTGTGTCTGCTCCTGTGTCAGGACTGTGGGCTTTTCCGCCGCCGTCTGCTCGGATGCAGAGTTCCGGCCAACGGCGTATGCAATGCCGATAATCAGCAGACACAAGATCACCAGCAGAGCCGTTTTGTTTTTTATAATGATATCTTTCACCCGTTCAAGCATAATAATTCCCCTCCTCACTGATTGGCGTAGAAATTCGCCTTGCCGACGATCTCATCCATCTGCGCAAATAGATTCCTGCCGGGGCATGCCGTTGCCATCAGCTCGCGGTGCCCGACGATATGACCGCGGTCAATCGGCAGTCCATAATCCGCGCAGAGATTCGCAAGGAGCATCGCAGTGCTCTCGATCTGCGCGGCCGTCGGATAGCCGATTTCAAAATTCCCGCAGACGTGGATGCCGATTGTGTGCGAGTTCTCTCCCGCTGCATGCGCGCCGATGGTCCAATGCGGCCGCCCGACCTCTATGGTTCCATCTTTGCGGACGACATAGTGGTACCCGATGCACGTCCACCCCTGCGCCTGATGCGATGCATTAATCTCCTCCGCAGAGAGGTCGTCATCGGTCGGGTTGCCTGTGTGATGCAGGACAATCATATCGGTTGCTCTGCGCGTTTGCAGGTTTCCCGCATCATACGTCAGATGCAGGTCCTTCAGGTTTACTCTTTCCATTATCCTTGTCCTCCTTCTCTTCGTATTGGTCCGGGATTCCGTTGTTATTTTGGTCAATAAACGCTTTGGCCAAAAAACCAATCGCCGCAATCCATGCCGCCCCGCTGATCTCGTGGAGAAAATTTCGGAACTCCACGAGATCGGGCCGCAGCGCAGTATACCAATCATAGAGCCATGCGCTAACGTAGATGGTACAGCCGATAACGAGCATCGCCGCATACCATACTATGTAACGCATGGCCGCATGACTTTTGGTCATGTTGCGCAGGTACTTTTTGCCTTTCCTGAGCCACTGTGAGACTTTGAGCATCGTCTCACCTTCCTCCGAGCGCCCACGTCAGAATCGACGCGAAGATGCCGACGATGGTCGTACTCATCCCAATCGTCCAACAGACGTCATGCTTAAATTCGTCCAGCCGATGATGCGCGGACTTTGTGCTTTCTTCCAGACGGGCAATCCGCTCATTGATTGCATAGAGCTGATCGCGTCCCATCGGCAGTTTTTCCGCAAGGATCTTAATCTGCGCTTTGATGCTCTCGAGCTCGGCCAGTATTTCTCCTCTTGCCACGTTGCGCCTCCTAATTGTTTCTTTATACATAGGGGCGCTATTCCGACGGAGTAACGCCCCTACTCCCTGTGATTACACTTCTTTCTCCGCATGCTCCGCAATGTAGAGGGCGACATCCTCTTGATAGATGACAGGCACGACTTTTTGTCCTTCCGTCTTGCTCTCCTCAGAAATTGCGTATTTTTCATGACGCACGAGGAATGCATAGACGGGAATCATATAGCTGTACTTCTTCATTTTTTCTCACCTCCTTTCAGTGCTTGCAGGGCCTCTTCGATTTCTGTGAGACGCACTTCTTGCGCGGCGACAGCTTCAAATATGGATACGCGTTCTTCGTCGGCTGTTTCTTCCGTCGGATGCGTATCCTCTCCCTTTGGCTCCTCCATTTTTGGAGGACTAAGGACAAGTCCGATATTGGGGTCAAATGTGACAACATAGCCGACTTTACATTCCACGCCCGTAACGTCTACCCAGTAGGTAGAGGGTGAGAATATGCTTCGCCATGTATCAAAGTCGCGTTCGTCTTCGTGGACGGATCGTACTTTGCCATACAATATTTCTGCGTATTTGTTCATTGTGCTCTCCTTTTATGCGGTGTCGTTTGGCGTCTCTTTATTGATGCTGTTTGACCATGCGATGGTGATTGGTAATGGTCCACCTCCTATTGGTCCTCCGTGTATGCCGCCTGCTTGAAAAGCGAAATTACCAAACACTGTTTTGACCATAACACCCCCACCAGGACCCGCAGTTTTATAATTTGATTCGTATCCATACGTTTTCCCTGCTTCTACTTTTACATAGCTAGTGATTTTCTGTTGGTTTACGTTTAAATATGTCAGCTGCAAAACAATGACACCTTTCGGGACAGTAAATGTTCCCGTTCCTTGCACGGTGATGCTCCCCGGTGTGATTCCGCCCTGCTTTAAGATCGCAAGCGATACGCCGTTTTTCTCCTGCCGTCCGCTGGTTGCTTCGCTTTCGGTGACAGCCCCCAGTGCGGCGAAGCAGTCCACGCCGTCCACATGGAGCGGCAGGACGCCGCCCATCGCGTTCGCCTCTTCCTTTGTTGAGTAGAGCGTGCAGGATTCGACGACGCCTTTGGTATTTTGCAGTTTGAGTTTTTTAACCAGTTCCGCCATGATCTCACTCCACCCAGATTTTTGTTCCGTTGGCAAACGTCAGGACATTTGTGCTGAGCGCCGATGCCGTCGAGGCATTCCCCTCTACTCCGCCATCGGCTTTGATCTTTCCGGTAGCGGTCAGAGCAGGTACCGTGAGCGCCCCTGTCATGCTGTCGCCGGATTTCGTGACAAATTTAGAGGCGTTCTGCTGGTCGATCTCTTGGAATTTTTTATCCAGATCGACTTTGGAGTATGTGCCGACGGCTTTTTGTGCTGCGGCGGCAGATTCTGCGGCGCTTTTTGCGCTTTCCTGTGCACTCTTTGCGGCAGATTCGGCTTTGTCGACTTCGACGTTGATTCCGTCGATGTGCTGTTTCATGGAGGTAATATTTTCCTCCATCGCTTTGACGTGCGTTTCAGATGCGGCGCTTGCCGTTTGACTTTTGCCGGCTTCCTGTCTGCTCTGCTCTGCCTCCGTTCGCGCCGTTTGCGCTGCGCCCGCGGCGGATTCGGCGGCACGCCGATGTTCCTCTGCGGTATTTTTTGCATTGGTTGCGAGGGCAACAGCATGTGACGCGCTGCTTTCGCTTTCCTGTGCGTTCTGTGCGGCCTGCTGCGCCGCAGATGCGCTTTGCTGTGCGGCGAGAAGCTGCGCAGCAACATCAACACCCGTCTGGAAGATTTTTGCAATCAGCTCGGCAGGGTCAATGTCAGAGCTGATCGCGACGCGCACGGTGCGCTCGACAATCTCTGCGAGCTGCTGTATCTGCATCTCCTGTCGATCAAGCTGCGCCTCTATGTCCTCGGCATAGAATGTCCCTTGACTAATCAGATTGAGTGTTTGAGTGTAAGGGATTTGACGCTGGATTGTAATCTTCCACCCGTTCGGCAGCGGCTGTGCTCCGCTCTTTGGATAGAGCACATTCTTATCACTCAGAGACAACACAAAATCCGTCGTCGAAGTCTCCGTTCCGTTTTCATCGGTCAGAGTAACGACAACATTATTCACATCCTCAGGGTTGAGCAGAAATGTAAAAGGGAAAACGGTCGTAGAACCATTTCCCCTATACGTATTCTTGACATTCGGGTTTTCAACAGTCATGTTGATACCTCCTATTTCTGTTTGAGTTTCTTATCCAGAATTGTCTTTGCGATAAATTCACGCAGATCATCTGGATTATTGAGACGGTAATTATCCTTCATGAAGCGCGCCGTATTCCAGAAGCCATCGGTCAAGGTATCCGGAACAGCATACATCGTTCCTGCGATTCCCTTTGTCAGCGCGCGGCCAAAATCAATCGCGTCAATCTTGGACTTATCGCTTTGCAGCGAATACGCCATCTGTATTGGGTCGGTAAGTCGCCCAACGGCCGCGAATACAACGCCGCTATTGCGCCCTTGTTGCAGTTTGCCTGTAATCATCCCTTGTGCGATCTCACCGACCATATTGATCACCGGGAATCCGCTTGCGACGCTCCCGAGAGAATTTGCCGCCCACTGCTTCAAAAATTTCTTATACCATTCGTCTTTATCTTTTTTATCACCACTTCCCGCCGAAACAGCTTCAAGGCTTTGCCGAATCATCGTTTCGATTGCGGCCATTGCGACAAAACGGAAAAGATAGGAACGAACAAACCCGGAATAACGCTCGACAAAGCTGCTCTTGTGCTTATCATAACGCCCTGCATAATACTTCTCCCACACCGCGTTCATTTGTGCGTTAAAGAAGCTAAAGAATGGCGTAAACGCCTTGACAAGCCCGCTCTGCGAACGCTGCACCGCCGAGCGGTCAATCGCATCTGCAGAACCGAAGATCGAACGTACTGCCTCATGAGCCTCGCGGTGTGCCCGTTCGCGAGCAATGATCTCATCTGTCCCGTCCGCTACCTCCCTGTTGTACCGCTCTTGATATGTCCAATAATAGGTTGGCACACTGCAGAGCATGTCTGTCTCCTCCATGAGCCATGTCCCATACTTAATAAGACACTTCCGAACGGAGTTCTTTCCGCCGAAAATGTCTTTTCCTTTGGTATTCAGATCGCGATCCATGTTATGAGCGCGGTTCCGCATAAACGCCGAATCATTGAGCACGAATTGACGTATCCTCTGCGGGTGCCGGAGGTACTGCAACATCGCCTGAATCGCATTGACTGTACCAAGGCGATCTGCCATCGGCATAATATTGGACGCATTAAGGAGCGCCGTCGACACGCGAAACGCCATGATTGCCGTTACCGTGTTCGCGCGCCACTCCTCCGCTTTAGTCTCAATATAGAGATTGTTGTTCATCGGCTCTTGCCATGTATTTTCAACCCATCGTTTCAGGCTGTCATATGCATCTTTTCCGAGTGACTGTAATATCGGCTCTTTGACGGCCGAATGATTCATCAGCTTATAGACATCCCGACATGCAAGACGCATCGTAGCAATATGTATTTGCTGATCGATATGGCGATACATGACATCAAGAGAAAGGTCAAGCGGCCGACCAAGCGGAGCACCGTTTGCACGGTTCTTCGTTGAGCCCATTCCAGACCCAAACGCCATAGCGCCACCAACCGATTCGGCGACAGTTGCAAGCTCCTGATCTGCTGCATGCTCAGAACGTTTCGGGTCATACCGAATCGGATAGTACCCGCCGCGAATGGTCAGTTCCTCTCCTGTCGATGCCTCGATCGTAAATTCATCCGGTGCAACACGCTTCATCGGCGTGCCGGCGCTCTTTTCGACGACCTCATTGACCGCATCGCCGTACTCATTGAGATAATCCCATATCTCCTGCACGAATGCCCAGTCTTTCTTGGTCATCGTCTTTGCAAAAATCTCCTCGACATCCTTCTCCGTATACGGTGTTTTCGTCGAGAGACCTGCGACGAGGCGGGAACGGTTGCCCTCATTGCCCCAGTTGAGAGCCATAGAGAGCACGTTTTCCTTCGTCAGCTCCGTGCCGTCCGTGAGTGCAATGCCGATCTTCTTCCCCCATGCTTTACGCCTCTCATTCTGCGTGTAGTATTGTCCAATGATCACTTCCAATCGTTTTGCGTTCTTCTCAAGCGCCTCCGTCTTTTTTTCCTGTGCGTCAAAAAGTGTGTTGTAGAGATAATCCACAATCACACCGCTCTTTCCGCCAATGACCTTGAGCATTGTTTCCGGCTTCAAAAGCTGCACCATATAGGTGTGAGCTTCTTTCCCGCCGTCCTGCTCACCGATATGCTCCTCATAGTTCTGATACATACGAGCCGCGACCTCATCGATATTCTCACCCGATGTGAGGAGCGTGTTCTTGTTGCGCCCCGTCACATAGAGATATTCAACGAGCATACGCAGATCACGGAGTTCCTGCATGGAGAGTTCCGTATACTTTCGCTGCGTATCGCGGGACGTTGCCGCAGAAGTGAGCCATTCGGGAATATCCACGCCATCAAAGCCATCGTTGGAGTCCTTGATCTCTTGCATCAATTCCGACCAGCTACGCGCACCTTCTCCCATGAGAGGCACACCATCGGAGCGACGAAGACCAAACACATAGAGTAAATGATGAATGAAATAGCGGTGATTTCCGTCAATCTTGCCTGTCTTATCATTGGCAAGATTCTTCTCGCGACGGGCAAAGTATTTCACCATACGATCAAGCTCACGCTTCAGCTTGACGCTCTCGTGCGTCATTGCCTCCATCGCAAGCTGACGGGTCTTTGCCGTGCGTGCCGCCGCAAGGTCTTTGTCGCCTTTGTCCTCCTTCTCAATTCCATTATTCTTGCGGAGCATATTCGTGAGGTGACGTTCCGCCTCCTTTGCGGCGCTCTGTACCTGCCGCATCCAATGACGCGTATTCGTCGCCTCATGGATTGGCGCGTTCTCAAGGTGCTGCTGTGCATATACACGCATCGCAGCAACTCTTCCCGCCGCCGAATCACGGAGGCTGCGCACGGCTTCGAGGTTCTGCGCCGCAGAGAGTTTGAGTCGGTTAAACGCCTCCCCGAACTTCTCGCGCATCTTTGTACGGTCTTCCTCCCCCGCCTCTTTCGATGCAGAGAGGAGCATCCGCAAGTCCTCAATCTCCTTTGCCTGTTTCTCCTGCCAGCGGAACGCATACTTGAGAGCCGTCACCGCTTTTTCAAGCGGCGCATCCTCCTCACGTTCGAGCGCACGGGCGACACCGATCATTGCGTCCTTGAGGCGCTGCGGTGCGTTGTCATACGCCTTGATATACTCGTTCAGGAGCTCTCCTTCAAGTGCTGTTTGACGTGCAGTATATTCCTGTGATGCAAGCACCTCTTCTGCTCGCTGCGCAATCGTCTCTGCGTTGGGCATTTCGGTCTTGTAGCGTTCCCGCTCCTCGCGCACCTGACGATTATAAGCTGCATCGAATCCGCCGCCGGCATCTTTGAGTGCCTTTTCGTATGCCTCCGCCGTAGGATAATAGCCGCTTGTGATGACCTGCCCAACCCCGAAGGTCTCCGCGACCGCCTCCGCCTGCCAAACGGGATTCTCCCGCATCTCGGCTTTCAGCTGTGCTTCGTATTCCTCCATGTGTGCGTCAACGTCGCGCCCTTGCATCTCACGGATGAGCTCTTTGAGCAGCGTTTCCTTTGCGCGCTCCTTGGCCTCTGTCTCCCACTGAATCATCGTCTCGGCAGAATCCGCATTGAGAAGTTCAGGATCAATCTTTTGGAGACGCTGCGCACGTTTGACAACAGCCGCCGCCTCGATCTCCCCATCCGTCGCAATCATCCGAGCCATGATCGCTTCAACCTCTGCAGAGGCACGCACGCCCGCGCCCGTCACATCCTTGTAAATACGCGTCAGCCACGCTTTGAAACGACGGAACACGGCACGCAATCCCTGTGCGGGGGCTTCACCACTGCGCAAATACTCCTCGAATCCACGGGCAAAGCGCTCTTGCATCCATTCACGTTTGAGACGTTCGACTTCTGCCGTGTCGCCCTTCTTCTCTGCTGCAAGTATTTTCTCCTCACGGTTGCGAAACTCTGCCGCAGAGGCAGTCCCCGCATATTCGTCCGCCGCATCTTTTTTCCACGACGCCCATTTCTGAATCGCAACAAGGTCTTTGGCATATCGGCTTTCGGGGGCAATCTCGGCGATGTGCTCCAAATCAAACAAGAAGTTGTGCGCCATCTCGTGCATGAAGGTCGACTGGTCTGCCGACTGCATGAGTGAAATAAGCCGCCGCGCACCTTCATATGTCGCGGTGATATTGCCTTTCGTCTCGCGTGCATGCTCTTGGTTGAACTTCTCGATGATGGAGATCGCCTTATCGCCGAAGATGACGAATCCACGCCCACTCTGCTCATCGTGATAGGTAATGCCTTTGATACCATACTGATTCAGAAGTTCAGACGCTTCCTGCTGTCCATCAACAAGGTCACTGATCGTGCCGTAAATGTTCATTCCATCCGATTCAGACAACGTATCCATGATCTCCGCAACGATTTTTTCTTTGCCAAGGCGGCGCACATCCCCCCAGTTTTCAAGTTGCTCAAGTGTCAGTCCATGGACAAGTTTTCCCAAACTCTTACGCACTTTTGCTGGCTGTGCGTCATACGTCTTCTGTTCGTCAATCAGAACATCGTTGTCGGGGATATCCACATGATAGAGTTTCCCCCCGTAACTACTTGCAGCTTCGCGCTTCTCTGACAGGTACAGCCCCCATCCATGCGCCTGTCGACCTTCGCCCGCTCCAATCATCTCAAGCAGGAATTCACGGAAGTCATACTGTGTGCCATGCCATGCGGATTGCTCTAAGGTTTCTGCGTTCTCATCCGTAGGAATATCCTTGACAAAATCGAAAAGTTCTGCTAATCTATGATCAACGAAAGACGTTTTGCTCTCTTCGCCCGGGTCACTAACCCGGATACGTTGAGAGGAAACGTCTTTTTTGTTTTCCTCGTAGATGCGAATATCACTGATTCCCGTTGAATGAAGAATGCGTTTTGCACTTGGCTTTGCAGGATTCTTTGTTTTCTCCTCTCTGAGCGAAAAGCGTATGTAATACGTCGTACCATCCGCCGTAAATTTATTGACATAGTGATGATAGGCAAGGATATTCGGATGTTCCTTATGCCCTTCCTTTTTGTACTCTGGCTCAACAAGTGCCAGTACAGAAGAGGAAAACAGCCGTGGAATATCGGTAAGCATCTGAGATACATCTAGACCGCGGTGTTTTATAATCTTGCCAACCATACTTTTCGGGAATGTCGCGTACGTTCCATAGCGCGGATTTTCCACTTCGCCAAAGGTCGAAAAAACAGCTTCTGCCGCCTTCTTATCCAAAGGTTTCCCCGTTAGAACAACCTCCAGCGGAACAAGATTACGAATCTCACGCACAGCAATTGCTTTTTCCCTGCCCCCGAACACTCCCGTCTGCGCCTCATCCTGATTCAACGCTTCGGAATCCATCTGCATCATGCGTTCCTTGATGTTCTCAAGCGTATGGATATAGCTGTTCAGTTCGTCAAGATGCGCTTTCGCCCCCTGCATCGCGTCAACATCTTCCTGCGAGGACGGCATCCAGTTCTCCACCCGCGGTGCAGAGGAATCCCCAACGGTGAGAAGATAGGCAAGGTCCATGAGCTCGCTCTTGCGCGGTGCACGACCGTTTTCCTTATAGAAGTCCTGATACCACGGCTCATTATTGGACACACGGATTCCGCGTCCGTCATCATCGATCGGGACAATATCGACACCGTTGCCCATACCTCGACCGAGCGCATCCATTGCAGGACGCAGAAGTTCATCACGCTCTGCGACAAAGTCTTTATAGAGCGTGCGCCATCCCTTCGCAGGGCTGACTGCATCCTGCATCGTTGCAATGACTGCCATCTCGCGTTCGGCGGCATCGGGGAAATGCGTGTCAATGAAATCCTTGACGACCTCTGCCTTTTTCTTCGCCGCCTCTCTTTTCTTGTCATCCGCACGCGCATCCACACGGAGATGTTCGCGCATGTAGTCAGCGGCGGTGTACGGCTCGCCCTTTACCTCACTATAAACCTTCGCCATACGGTCGGCATAGCGTGCCGCAAGGAGTGCAGAGGCACGCGCAGCCGTGCGGGCTTTCTTGCTCTTGGCATCACCAAGCTGACCCGCAAGCTCATGATAGGCGCCTCTTGCCTCAGGGGACAGTTCCGCCGTTGCGACAACATCCCCAGGTTGGAGGCTTTTTATTGTGCCCGCAACCGCTTCGAGAGCACCTTTCTGTGCATTGATCTTGTCGATCTCAGGTTGTATCTGTGCAAGATACTCCGCCGATTCCGCACCACCGTCACTCTGTACGGCTGTCAGTTCTGCGAGATCGGAATCCAGACGGTTCATACGACGCTTAATTTCTGCCGCAGGATGATTGACGTCTGCAAGTAAAATATCCCGAGCAAGCGCACGATGCTCATGTTCTGCAAACGCGCTCTCAACATAACGGTCAACAGAATCGCCGACCTCCTCTTCCGTCTTCTCACGGAATGCGCCCAGAATCTCCTTGATGACCTTCGCTTCCTGCTGCGTCTGCTTATCCGTGTAGAGATCAGAGGACTTTGTGATATTCTGAAAGAGTGCCTTACGTTTGCCCTCGTCCAGATGCGTTGTCATCTGTTGGAGCGTCGACGTCTTAACGGGCAGCATCCCCGTCCCGTCTGCGCATGCCTGCAGTTCCTCCGCACTAATGTTATTTGCGGCAGCAATCTCCTGTACAAGCTCCGCGCCGCCCTCTTCCTGATTGAGTGAGACGATATCCACCGATGTAGTCTCCATACCATAGCGGCGGTTCTGAGAGTCCAGCATCTCATTCACAAGATCAGGTGCTTTGCCTTGGAGTTCCTGCACGTTCTTGAGATTATCCCCTACTGCCTCTACCGTATTCATGAGGTGCTGATTCTCATTGACGCTCCGATAGAGGCGGTCTTTGATCAGATTCTCCATATGAGCGCGTGCCCCGAGCATTGTATTCGTATGTGCGCCAACATGACCGCCGAAACCGATGAGACCAAACCCCATGATAGAAGGAGCGGCCTCAATTGCCGCAGCCGTGGATTTCTGCAGAATTTGCCGGACAGATGAAATCTCAGCATCATCGCCCTTGAGTGCCATCTGCGCCATATTCTCGATGACCATGTCTGAAACTTGCTGCGCGAACTCCTCCTGCAGCTCTGTATTAAACGTAATTGCGCCCGCTTTTGCCGCGCCAAGAATCCGTTCTTTGATGAGCGTACGCGCCGCTTCGTTTGCAGTTGCCCCTTCTGCGGCCAGTGCCAAATCTTTTGCTCCTGCACCTACATAGAGGTCGCGCAGGCTTTTTGCCTCACCCCGCCCGAAAATCGTGCGTGCGATCTTCTGCAAAGCAAGCTGCTCGATCACGCCCTCGGCAAGCCCCTGTGTCGCCGACAGTGCCGCCGCCTGTGTCGGCGTATACATCGCGCGTCCCTTTGCGTCCAGTTTGCTGAGATTCTCCTCATACTGACTGCCGCCGATCTCAAGCCCCATAACAGCAATAGCGGCAGCTCTTCCGACATTTGCCGCCGCACCTGGGTTCTTTGTCACAGCAAGAGTGATACCTCCTGCAACCGCTCCAATCCCCTGCGCAGAGGCAATCATCGGGATATTCTCGGCGGCACCGCCGATCATCGCACCAACTGCTTGCCCAACACCGCCATAGGAGTATTCGGGCAACTCCTCCTTCTTCTTGTCAAGCGCCGTAATCCAATTCTGCTCATCTTCGGTGAGTTTGCGCCTGCCAATCATCGCATTGGCGTAAGTCAACTGCTTGCGAATGTTATAATAGCCGCGCTCCACACCCGTCGCTACGCTTCCAGCAAACCGGGTAAATTCGTTGTTGTAGGCATCGCCCACAGTCCGCAGCCCCTCGGCATTCTGGAGCATCATAACAGCTTCATTGGTTCCGTGCTTTTCGACGATTTCCCGAAGATACGGCATCGCCTCATAGACGCGGCTCATATTGAGATCGCCGTTCGCATCTACCATGCCAGGAAGTTTTTTGAGTTTTTCTGCACGCTGGACAATCTTCATGACCTTTTCCCATACATCTGGGTCATTGGCAATCGTCTCCGCGCGAATCCCCGTCAGGTCATGCGCTTTCTTGATCTGCTCGCGTTTTTCGTCCTCACCGTAGAAATAATCCGCATAGAGTTTGGATGCCTGAAAACTCTCGGGCATAGCCCCTTTGATAAGGTCTTTCCCTGTGATCGGCTCCGGCGGTGCAGTCATGTCTTTTGTGTAATATGGATTGTCAAAATCGACGGGCTGAACACTGCCATCATAGAAGTTGTCCCGCAGCTTTGTATAGACCGCATCCGCGATATTAGAGACAGACCAATCCGATTCTTTCTGCGGCTCATAGGATTTTGTCATCATCAAATCCATCACGTCGCTGCTCATGATCGGATTGCCCGCGTCGTCGCGTCTGCCCGTGTCATAAATCGTGTATTCACTTGTCGGCGCATAGTTTACGATATCGTTCAGTTCGTCACTGTTGTTCTCGCCGGGCATCTTAATCTTGACGCCGATATTTCCGCTTGCCACGTCGCGGCGCATCATCTGCTCAATTTCTGCTCTTTTCTGCGGATCCATAGTTGCCTCCCGTTATCCTCCGTATACGATCTCTTTTCCACTCTTCCCGTTCTGCATCCCATTGATGAGATCATCTGTCTTTATGCGATATGCACCACCGCCATTGATCAGCGTAACAACAGATTCACCGTTCCCTGCATCTACAACGCTTGCAATGCCGATGTTAAAGAGCTGTGCTTCATTCGTATCGATCTTATTCCCACCAAAACCGAAGAAACCGCCGCTTCCAGAGATTGTCATAGGAGCCATCTCTCCCGCCATTTTCTCAATAATCCACTGCTGAGGCGGCATTTCTCCATTATGATCTTTTTGATACTCACGAATAAGATAGCCTGTTGAATCCTGTGCAATGGCAAAATTCGAATCGAACATCCCGTTTTCATATCCGCCAAGCCCAGTCTTAACTGCCTGTTTGATGCTCCCCCAGTCATACTTAAAGACGCCTTTTCCGGTCTTGTAATCATCAATGACATCCAGCAGTTCTTTTCGCATACTATTTTCCATATGCGGATTACCAATGATTGCATCATAGGCATCATTAGGGCTAATCTTCCCTGTCTGCAACGCATTGATGAGCTCATATCGATATTCCGGCCCCGATATTTTAAGGGCGGCCGCTTCTGCTGCAGCACGCCGATTCGCCGCCGCCTCTGCTCGTGCTTGATCTGCCTGCCCTGCTTTCATGGCACTGTTCATCAGTTTTACTGAGACGCGCGGATTATCGCCGGCAATGCTTGTAATGACCGACTGATATTCAGCTACCGAATGATACTGTCCATCATTTTGGAGCTGCATAATTGCCATCTGTCCCTGTTCAAACAGACGATTATCTTCTCGATCACGCACCGCAAGCTGTTTCTGCAACGTGCCGAAAATCTTATCTGTCCGCTCCTCAATCTCCATATCAGAGAGCGGCGTTTCCGTAACGCCACGCCCGAAACCGACGACCTTGTAGGTATTCACGTCAATTTCTGCAACGCCGTGATTACCGGACTGCATAACCTTCCCCGTCTTGCCATCATAAATGCCGACATGAGCAATCCCATACTGCCCTTCTGCTCCGCCTGTACCTGTCCAGAACACGAGATCTCCTGTACGCAGTTCGCTTGGGTCGCTGAACGCACGGCCTTCCTCTTTCAACTGAACATATTGATCATCTGCACAGCGGCTGAGAAGGTTAAGTCCATATGTTTTTCCGCATGCTTTTGTAAAGCTTCCACAGTCCCATGTTCCGCCAGAACCATCTTCGGGTCCGCCCAGTTTATAAGGCTTTCCTATATTCTCCTTGAAGAACGCATACATCCCATCCGTATTCTGCGTATTCCCATGCGCATTCTTCTGGACCCATGCTTTGACCGCATCGCGTGACGCCTCAATGCCAAGCTCCTTGATTGCATTCTGTGCCTCACCGAACTCAAGCTCTTGCTGCGCATGCTTTCGCACCGCGCCGAGCGCCGCCGCCCGTTGATTGCCGTCCATGTACTGTCCGTATTTATTGCAGATCTCGTCCATCCGCTTAAAGTCTGCGGTCTGCATCGCAAGAGACATTGCCTGACCGACTGCCTGTCTGCGGAATACCTCTTGTTGTTCTTTTACCTTCTCTTGCCCATAGCCGCCCCATCTGCCTTCAATCAAGGCATCGGAGCGGTTAAACGCCATATCGATGGCTGCATCATTCCCGCCATATTCGAGGATTGTATCGTTACAAACATCAAGAGCATTCTTATACTGCGTGTCCTTATATGCTTCAAACTGCTCCTGCTGATACCGCATGACATTCATGCGGCGCGTTACATTATCCCGCTCCGTGAACTCATTGAACGCACGGGCTCCAGTACCATAACGCAGGGCACCTTTGTATTTTGCAAATACGGCATCCCTCGTCTTTTGCTGGAGTTTGTCATACTCCTCCGTGATATTGAGAGCGCCCTCCTCTTTCTTCTGCATCAGCTCAAACGTGCCCTCACTCATGAGCTTGTTATACATGTTGTTGGCCGCAAGTGCCTGTGTCTGCTCCACTTGATCTTTCATCGTCGTAAAGCCCTTGGCGAGCACATCGGCAGTTGCTCCGCTTGCCTGTGCGAGTGCCTGTTCTCCTGCGTTGCTGTACTGCACGCGCGAAATCTGCGCCGCAGGAGCCCCCACGCCCTCTTTATTTTGTAGCGGCGAAAAATCCATGGAACAAACCTCCTCTTATCTCATTGAGAAAAACGTGCTTTGACGCGGCATGCCGTACCCCCGCGCCATATAGCTTCCGATATGACTACCGAAACTCGTCCCCTTACCGCCCCATCCGTGAAGCCCCATGCTCCAATCCTTTCCGCCGAACGAACCGACCTGTGTGCCTGCCGCCCCTGCGGTCTCTTGTGCTGCGGAACTCACACCCGTATAGAGATTGCTCGCCAGTGAAAACGCACCTGTGAGCATACTGTTCATCATGGCGCGGCGTCCCGCTGCGCGATAATTACTTGCATTTGCGTTGTGGAAGCTTGATTGGTTCTGGAAATCCGTAGACTGCTGCATCATATTGTCCACGTTCTGACGTCCGTTATAGAGGCTCATGCCTGTTTGCTCATTGATTGCATAGCCCGTATCAGCAAGAGCCGCTGCCGCGCTGCCGGATGCGGTGACGCCACTCGCCCCGATTGCAGCACGCTGCTGCCCCATGCGCAGGAGTGCTCTGCGCCGTTCATTCTCGACATTGATCTTGTTGTTCTCGTCCTGCCGCTCTGCAGTCTCCTGTGCCTTGTCCGCATTCATCTGTGCGATCTGCGCATTCTGTTCGGACTGTCTCGCCGCCGCCTCTGCCTGTGCCTGCTGCGCGCGTCCCTGCATCCACGAGGCGAACAGCGTCCCGACTACCGTTGCCGCAACACCCATAGAACATCACTTCTCCTTTCTAAAAAATTCAAACAAATGGTACGGAAGTCCATAAAGCCCCATCGGCTCTGCTTTATGAACGACTGCGCCAAGCCATTTCAGCCATGCAATCGTCGCATGATTTCCCTTATCTACATAGTTGTAGAGATATGCCCAGTCATGCAAAAACGCGCGGATTCCTTCGCGCGTCTTCTTGCCCGTATAGATTTTATGCTTTGCCGTCTCCGCAGTCGCAAGCATCCAGATGATACCGTGCCGGAGAATAGGATTCGTCTCAATAACGCCAAACGCTGAAATAATAACGTCGTCGCAGTAACATGCATATGCCGCTTTGCTGTTACGCCAACAGCGCATCACCTCTGCTTCTACGTTTGGCCCCGTCATGCCGATCAGCTCACGGCGATCCTCCATGCGCAGATGCGCAGCGAGGTACACGAGATCATCATGCGTCGGTGCGCGAAATGTAAATTCAGCCACCTGCTTCCACCTCCGGCACAATCGATAGAATCGTCATCGGCAGCGGATCCCTTTGCTTGATTGTCAAATAGACGGTATCATCATAGCTCGCACTCGGAATAACAACATGCCGTTTTCCACTGTAAAGAGCAATCGGGCTGTCATAATTCTCCGTGCTGCGCCATTTGATCGCATCCAATTTCTTTTCGCTGACGCCGTAAAGGCCTCCGCGTGTATCACGAAAGAGGATGGTCATACGCGAGACGCGTTTTTTGCGGCCCATATACGAACCATCCTGCACACTGAACTCAATCGGCATCGTCTGCACGGTACTCTCATAAGGAAGTCCGACAATCACCTTCTGGAACGACTTCGGAAGCTGCAAAGCACCGTTTTTATCCACATGCATCCCTTCCAATATGTTCCCGTCCGCAAGCACGGACACATCCTTGTCAGAGAGCCACAGAAGTCCTGTGAGCGCGTTATTCGGTGCGCCCTCATAGATATACCCCGCGTCTACATAAAACTGTTCCTGCGGTGATGTGTTGCGTATCTGTGAGCTCATCTGCTCAACATAATGTGCGCCGTCTCGCTCAACGATTGCCCAGAGTTCTTCTTCTCTGTTTCCGGAGATCGTGCATACATCCACAAAATTTCCGAGGGTCTTGTGCTTGTGCCACGCATATACATCCTGCTCTTTGATGTAGGTCATTCCGAGCAAAACACCATCCTCGCGAACGCACCAAACAATGGTATTCGGCGTCTGCTGATAGGCAAGCGCAACGATTGTATGACCCTCAAATAGATGCGCAGCAAGGAGTGACACATCGTCTCCCGTATACTTATCCACATCATAGCTATAAGTCAGATCGCGGATTACGCTCCCCTGATGCTGCACATAAACAATGCGACCGCCGATGACAACAGGCGTTAGATTGTTGATGCCGCGATACTCCTGCGGTTCTGCCTTTTGATTGGTTGGCGTAAATGCTTCGTTCCCGCCGCCGACTTTGTACTCTCCGCCCGACGTAAGCATAAGCATTTCACCAAACGGGATAATTGCACGGATTCCATTCATCTGACCGCCCGAGAGCGTTCCTGTAATGGCGTCGCTGTCCTGTTGCGGTGTATTGACCCAGAAATTATAATAGTCCCCTGACTGCGATGCCCAGTACGTTTGCGGTTTCGCCCTGCTTCCCGCAAAGACAAGACGATCCTCGAAAAAGCTCACCGCCTGCGGATAGCCTTTCTTTGCACTCCACGCTGAGAGCGAAAAGTCATTTGTCGCATCCGTATCCGCGAGCTCACGAACGACCGTTGCCGCAGCACTCTTTCCTGACGTGACAGACGTTATCCGCGCGACACCGTAATAGTCCTGCGCGAATGTCTGTATTGTGACATAGCCACGCTGTTTTTCATTCTCATTGCTCCATACAGAAGTATCAAAAGCATTGCTGCGCACGCGATAATCTACAATATCATCGCCTTTATTCGTGTAGTTCAAGGTATAGTTCTGTGTGCGATTGGCATGCTGTTCTTGGAGTGTAACCCACGTTCCCGTAGATTTATCATACTTCTCCACGACAAAGCTGCCATTCCAGAATCCAAACGATTCCACATAGACGGTTCCTCCCGGTGCACACCGAACCGAGAGCGGCGCAGATTGCGGATTCCCAGACTTTAGTTGGCCGCTCATCGTATGGCCTAGCCGCATCAAAGAACCGATCATATCATCTGAGAAATAGTCAATGCTCGCAGTAAGCGTTATATCTCCCTTTACATCGGACGCGCCAATTTTCAGTCCATCATTCGTATTAGGATCTTCAAAGGCCCCCCCTGTAATGTCCATGCGTTCAAGTTTCCAATCTGTCACCCCGTAACGCGTGAGCGTCATCGGCGGATGATCGGCATGCACAAGAAAGAGTACATCAGCGGACTGTGTGTATTTGATATCCGAGAGATTAGCTTCCGTGTATTCGGTGGAAATCGTCAGCGGATCCCCGTCTTTGACAACAATACCCCCCTGCGTAAATACCCGTACGCATCCAGCCGTGAACTCAAGTACATAGCTTTGATCCGTCGAATACTGAAACGGTATCAGCCGGGCTTTCTTTCCGTCCTGCGTCTTTGCCACATGGCGAAAGCCAGGTCGACGTGTCGCACCGCCATAGCGCAGGACGATCATGTTCTCAAGCCTTGATGCGCCTACGTCATATTTCTGCAAATCCGTTCGACCATAGAGGGCCGGCGTAAGCTCGCCGCCCGCAAAACTAGGCTTGAGTGGATACATCTGACCTCCTGCCATCAAATATCCCCTCCGAATCGTGCCGCGATAAGTGTATACGGCTCTATTTCTTCTGTGTTTTGCTCGTCCTCGTTGTTGGCAACAGCATCCAAGAAGAGTGTCATATACTGCTCCTCACAGTATCCCGGAAGCTGTGCATTCCCCGTCAGCTTAAATGCAATGGCTCCCGCCAGCTTCCAACTAAGTGCCTCAATAAACTGCTCATCAAAGAGCCCTGTATCCTCGATGTCCGCCGTATACTCTGCCGAGGCATTTGCCGCATCCGTACAGATAACACGACCCAACTTATCGCCGATAATCTGATACCCTGTATAGGCAGGGATATTGTTAAAACAGGCATTATAGAGTTTTCGTAGCGCAACACAACCGGAAGGATAGCGATACGAATAAAAAAATCCCAGCGGCTTATCTGTAAGCTCTGCAAGCTGCACGCGACGCATGGCCCACGTCCACGGATATTTCCGCAAAACAACACGGCGACAATGGTCATAGAACTGACTGCACACGCGTGCAGGTTCACTCGCCTCTGCCAATGTTTCAATGTTTTCAATACCAATCCGCGAAAGCGCAAGATTACAGACATCGATCTTATCCATCATTCCACCTCCTTAAAAGAAAAAGGGCTGACGCATGGCAAAAACACCTGCACACATCAGCCCCACTCCTTATTTCTTGCGCCCTTCCTTTCCCGCGACCATCTCGTTCGTTACAGGCTCATCGACGGATTCCACCGTTTCAAGCTGCGTATTGTCTGCATCAGGCGCAGCTTCTTCCAGCGCATCAAAATACGGAGGAACTTCCACCCCCGCAGGAAGATCAATCGTATCGCCCTTCTCGTACAGTCTGTTTCGGAACTGACAGGTTGTATTAACGCAATACCTCATCAGAGATTCACCGCCGTCCCTGAACTCATGTACGCCGTAAGCTTTCCACCCGTAGGCGCCGTTCCTGCGATCACGAGACGGACATAGCGATTGCCCGTCCGAATCGGTGCATAGAACTGTGCAAGCGTTGCCGCCTTCTTCGTCTGGTTGACAGAGGCCGGTACCGTCACGCTCATCTCGGTAACAGGCGATGCAAATGCCTGCGTTGCCGAGGACTGCACCGTAATCGTCTCAACCTTGCCGGACGTAACCGGCGCGCTCAGTTTGACGTCGATAAAGAGCGGATGCACAAAGGCGCCGCCAAGCCCGATGTCAAGCACCGAGCTCGTAACAGATGCCGCCGTCGCAACGTCGTTGCAGAAAATCAGTTCGTTATCCATATAAGCCATCGTTGTTCCTCCTTTAGGAAATCTTGCTCTCGGTGTTCAGAATCGCATCGCAGCGCAGAATCGGAACGCCCCAGAAGTGCGTGATCTTCTTCCCTGCAAACTCGTCAATAGAGAGACGCACATTCGTCTTCTTCGAGGCGAGGATATCAAGATAAGTCTGCACCGCACGATTGCCGAAGAATGCCATCGTACACTTGTCGGGATTCTCGATCTGGTTGTAGGCGCGAATGAGATTATCGACAAGCGCATCTGCGGCCGTGCCCGCGAGCTGACTGGTATCGATGTTCGCAACACGCACAACATAGCGCGGGTCACGCACACAAAGGCCCATGTCCCAGTTATACTGCGACTGATAGCCCCAATACTTTCCGCCGTCCTTGTCGACCATCTGGACACGGCCATTGTCGCGATACTTAAATCCCGCGCTCGTCCCCTCGGGGAAAATGCCGTAAACCGTCTCCTGGCCATAACCGACAAGCCAGAGCGAGGTCAACGCGTTGCCAGTGCCACCTGCGTCAATGATCTGGTCCGCCCAAATGCGGTCCTGATCCGTCTTGCTGTAATAGTAGGCAGAAAGCCCCGTAAATCCTGCGGGGTTGACCTTCTCGTCGCCATAGAAGAAGGTCGTCGCCATCTTCTGGTTCATCGCCTCCTGATAGGCGACATTCTCCGACAGGCGCCACGAATTACTGTTACCATTGATCTGCATGAGCTTCTCATCGATCTCAGCAAGCGCCTCCATGCCGCCGCAAGTGAAGGATTCGGTCTTGCTCTTGGACTTGCCGGGCTTCGTTCCCTTGTTGATGATGCGCCATGCAACATCCGGAAGCTCCGCACGTACAAGCGCCGTCTCCATCGTCTTTTCGTTGCACTGCTTAAACGGCATCACATCAAGGATGCGGTTTGTCTTGCTCTGCAGCTCGATAATCTTCTGCTGCGCAAGCTGTCCCTGCGCGCCAAAACGCGCTGCCCAATCCTGCAAAGTTACGCAATCACTCATTCTTTATTCCTCCAATTCTTAATACTTACTATTCGCAAACAGCAAATCTGCCGCCGACGTCTGTGTAACTGCCTTGCCATCCGGCGCATTGTCCTCCTGCAAGAGATGACCGATGCGCTGCAGGAATGCCTGCACGGCCGGATGATACGCGGCACCGGATTCAATGAGCGCATTCATGGCATCGTCGCCGCCGAACGTATCCACGGCGATCTTTGCCGCCGCAAGATTCTCCGGTGTATTGAGCCCCTGCTTGGCGCACTCATTCATCCACTGGTTTTTGATCTCTTCCGCCTGTCGCTGCTGCTCCATCACAATGTCAGCGTGCATCTTGAGCAGACTGTTCGCCTGCTCCTGCGTCATCTTCGCTTCCTTTGCGACGGCCGAAAACGCTTCCTTCTGCTCATCAGAAACGGTAAGCCCCTCCGGAAGGTTGAACTCGTACACCTCCGGAACAACCGGCTCCTGCGGAAAGCCGAACGGATTCTCCGGCGGCTTAGCCTGCGTTTCCGGCTGCTGTGCAGGCGGATCGCTCGGCGGGGTCTCCGGCGGTGCGGCAGGCGGTGTATCCGCCCCTGCCGGCTCAGTAATCGTCGTCATTTCGTCCATCTTCTAATTCCTCCAATCTTCTCTTTTGCTCGCGCATCATCAGATACTCGAGCGCAAGTCCATCCTCTGATTCGTTGGTAGATTTGATGAGGCGGATATGGCGTAGAATCTCATCACCAACAGAGAGCCGCCCGCTTACAAAGGCATCCTCGCGGCCGTTCCCGGTCGTGTAGTGCTGCCCTGTTCCGCAGAGGTCAAGCACTTCCAAAACAAAACGACGCCCTTCCGGACGTCGCATAATGTTTTCGAGTGTATCTAAATCCATACATCAACCTCCCCCCAGAATGCTGCCAATCGTGTTTTCATTGACTGGCGTTTCGGAGAGAAGCCTTGCCGCTTCTACGCTGTCTCTCAGTGGCTTTGCCATTGCGGCCGCCTGCTGCATCTGCTGTTCCTGCTGCATCTGCTGTGCGCGTTGCTGACGTATCTTTTGCACATCCTGCTCGTCCCGCATAATTGTCTCAGGCGTGCCGGACATCTGTGCATGCTCGCGAATCGCCGCATCAAGATCAAGGTTGTCCATGATCTCAGGCGACGCACCCATAAGGTTTCCTGCAATCGCAAGGGTTTTCTCCATCGCGTTTGTCCCAACAGCCTTTTGCGCCTGTGCAAGGAGCGAAATAAACTCAGCCTTGATGCTCTCCTCTTGCCCTTGGAGCTCCTCCGGCAAGGGAGGCAAAAGACCGTTGCGATAGCAAATCTCAAACGCTCTCCGCGTGAGAGGTGCAAGAACCTCATTGTGCATTTGTTCCAATACGGGAGAGAGCATCAACAGCTTTTCTTCATGCCGCTCCGCGACCTCTCGCGCAGTCATCTGTGGATTGTCCTGCTGTGCAAGCATCACAAAAAGGTCATTAAAAAAAGCAGCCCCAATTTGTTGCTGCTTATACTGGATTGTCTGCAAAACCTCGCCGCGTTCACCTGTCGCCTCATAGAGCGGCCGAATCACATTGACGAGATTATCCGGCACAAGGGTTTGTTTGCCCGGGAGCCGATTGACCTTGCCCACAGAGGATGGGACAATCAATGCAGGATCAGAACGATGCTCCAAAAGACGCGAGTTAATCTTCTCGATCTTCTGTAGCTGCATACAGTTACCGAGTGCGTTATGCCCAGGACCGACGCCATAAATACCATTGGCGACGACCGTCCAGCGCGGCATCAGAAACGGTATCTCGTGATAGCCACTGACTTTCAGAAACACATCTGTCTGCGAATCCTCGAAGTAATAGGACTTGTATTTGAAATTCAGCAGCGCATTCGAATCCGGCTTATAGTCCGCATTCTTCTCGATCAGCATGGTTACAGGGAAATAGTCTTTGAGGTTTTTCGCGCGGTAAGCATTGCGCACAGCGTCACTTACAACATCCTCGCCGAACTCATCTACCATCTGCCATGCATTGAGTTTGAACTTGCGCGCGAACTGTACGACACGCCCACGCGCATCCACATTGCCCGCGTACTCGCCGCAAGTGTAGGGACGAGCCCAAACGCCTGTGTTGAAGTCCTCAAGGAGGAGTGCCGCGCCTGTGCCAAACTGCGTAAGTTCGGCCTCGATATTGAGCAGCATGTTGTAGATGTTGCTCTTGGCATAGATCCCCATAAGGACATCTTGACACTCCTCAAGCCAGAGCTTGACTGTGTGATATTCCGCAAGTTCCTTGTCCTGCAGGCCGAGCGCAAACCACGGGCGTGACGGCGATGTAAGCCCGGAATGCAGACCTGCTGCACACTTCCCGCTTGCCTCCATCGGGTATGGGTCAAGCAAACAGTAATCACGGCGTTTGCCGTCCTGCGTCTTGTCCTCATCGTCGAAGCGTCCGCGTGTCGGATTGATATACTTGCTGAGCTGTTTCCACGTGGATTCAAACTGCGTTCGCTCCGTCATCATCTGTGCGACAATGTTTTTCTTTCGGCGGATTGCGTCACTGTCACGCAGTATCTCTTGTATTGCTTTTGGCATTTGTGCCATAGCGATCACTCACCCAACAGAGCCTTTTTGATGCTCCCCATCATGTCGCCAAACATACCACCTGTCTTATCCGTCGACGCGCGCCCCCTTGCCTTGGCAAGCTTGTCATGGATGGACTGACGTTCTCCCGCCGTAGCGCTGTCAATCGTAGCCGCAGCGGTAGAGCCCGGGGCACTAGTCTTAACCGACGGAGACGAGCTTCCGCCACCACTGCCACCAAACAACTGCAGATCAAACTGCATATGCATTCCTCCTTTCGAACATTACATATCCGCGAACGGATCATATTCTGCCTCGAAATCATCATCTCCGATTCCTCCAGCAGACGGATTTATATAAACCGGCCGGGCGAACGTCAAGACAAAGCCATCTGCAAGGTCAGGGCTCTTTCCTGTACGCTCCTTGAGCTTTTCTTTGGGCTCAAGGATGATCCGCCCCGTCGGATTGAATTTATACTCTACCGTGGATAACTCTGTCTTGAGCTCTGCATTCTGCGGAATTGCACCGCCCGCCTCAAGCCATGCGCGGCACTTAAAATACATCTCCGCGCGGATATTGGCATAACGCTGCGCATCAATCGCCATCTCACCAAAGTTGACCTCAGACACCTGATAGCGCAGCTGCCGGAGACGATCAATCACGCCCGCCCCCATCGCTCCTGCATCCACAAACGTCGCATGCGGATGATACTGGTTAATGCAATCGATCACACGGCTTGCAGTCTCCATCGTGGAGAGCCCCTGGAACGTGCGAATCTCCTTGAGCCAGAGGCCTTGCCGTACACAAAGAACCGTCCTGTCATCGCCGAATCGTGCCACATCGACACCGAGGATCACAGGCTGACCGAGCACATCATCATCCTTGAGCAGTCTGTTTGTGGCGGCCGTGACAAGATCAATTGGGATAACCACATCAGACGCCGACGCCGTGAAGTCACAGAGGAGCTCTTGCCGAATCTCCATCTCCGTCATCTGCGCCTGCATATCTCTCAGCTCTTCGGCGGGAAGCACGCCCGTTTCGTCTGCCCTGTAAATGCAAGAGTACCAGCCATCGGATTTCTCCGCGTGCTGGTACATCTCGTAAAACTGGTTTTGTCCTTTTGGCGTCCCGATAAACACCGCCCATCCCTGACGGTCTGCAAGTGCAGGGCGAATAACACCGCCCCAGAGCTCCGGCTTGATATCCGCGTACTCGTCAAGGATTACCCCGTCAAGATAGATACCACGGAGCGCATCGGGATGATCTGCGCCGATGATATAGAGCCTTGCGCCCGGTGATCTTGCATGCCGTGTCGGCAGTTCGATATACAGTTCCGATTCATTTACTGCGCGCCCCGGTATTGGATTGGTATAGTATTTCAGGTATTCCCACGCAACGCGCTTCGCCTGATTGCGGTATGGCGCAACATAGGCATATACAGGTGCCTTTTTGTCATTGAGTATCGCCTTACGTATCATCTCATTGACCGTGCCGACCGTCTTTCCGAAACGACGGTGACATACCAGCACCGCAAAACGATTGGCAGTGAGCGCAGGATGTATCGTGTCTTTCCATATCGGTCGGGGCGTATATGGTATTACAATCTCAGCCATCCTTGCCCTCCCATCGGAACGTCAAGGGGCCGCCGTCTGCGCCACTGAGCGAAATCTTGTCGTTGAACATACCAATGTGCCTCCCTAGGAGCTCAAGCGCCTTGATCTTGTCGCAGAGTTTAACTTCGATGCCATTCGCTCCTTGCTTGATACTTGCAATCGCTGCACGCTGATCATCGGAGAGCGTGTCCGTGTCTTTGGGGGAGACCACCTGTATTGGAGATACTGTCCCGTCCCCATTCTCGTATGTCAACGTTTCCACGCACACATAATCCGAAGCATCCGCAAAGGCAACACGCGCCAGCTCCTTGACAACGCGATCTTGCGTTACTTCCGTACGCTTCTGGAGGTCTCTTTGACGACGCGAAATTTCGGCTTGAACCTTAACATTCCTTAACAGCCTCGCAGCCGCAGCTTCAGCCGTTTTCGCACTATATCCTGCGCGAATCGCTGCCTGTTTGCCATTAAAATCAATCAACCACTCATCGACGAATCGTATCTGCTTCGGTGTAAGTTTCACATCGTCACCTCCTTACTTATAAAAAACCCGGATATTTTACATTTCACGTAAACGAAGTATAAAAAACCACGAAAATTTATATCTCCCCCTCCTCGCCCAATAGAAAAGCCGCCTCATACGAGACGGCTAACCGTGAGGGGATATAGGAGGAGAGATCAGTGGTTTAGGGTTCTCCCTAAATAATCCACGCTATCATATTACCACGGAAAAAGGTGTTAATTAGACATGTCTATTTAATTTATTTTCGAGTTTTAGATATGCCTCTACAGTTCGAGCAACAATATAATCCCACATAGCCCTTAATGTCCTCTCCGACACAAAGAACTCCGTATTGAGAAACCGCTCCCGTATCGCCTCGCAGTACAGTCTTTGTGTCAGCACAAGCCACGCTCTACGCCCTCTCCCTGCCTTTTGGCGTGATGCCTTACGCCGTGCATCCAGAAATATTTGCTTGCGCTCCGAGAGCCCACGCTCTACAAACTCCACCGCACGCAGCCACGTATAGGCAGGATAGGTCTCGTCAAACTTGACGCCACGCAACGCCTCCGCCTCCGTCGGATGTCCCGGCAGATTCCCGCCTCCTCCCTGTACGGTGCCCCGCACATACTCCTCGCGTTGCAGTCGATAGGTTCTTAGCTCCTCCGCATAGTTCAGCAGCATCGATTCCGCGCGCTTGCGGTCTTGTCTGATCTCATCCGCGATCTGTAGAGCTGTATTGTTCTCAAGCAAAACTATTCCTCCTCGCTACATGAGATTTAGTTGATTTCCATCCCCGCTCCTGCGACGGTCAATCGCCAGCGTAAACGACGCACAGGCCTTTCCGCTCTGCGTGTACCGCACCTCTGGATCGCGTGTCAGGCGTCCGATTCCCACCCAATGATTCATCTCGATCTTCCCTCCTCAAATCGCTTGTCTTTGTTCATCATCCAAAAAGTCAAACAGCGTCGGCGCGGTCTGCTTCATCTCCTCCGCTTTGAGGTACCCGACGCCGTCGTGGAAATAATCTGCGTTGAGCTCCGTTGCCATCCCGCGGCGCCCATGCTTGATTGCGCACAGCGGCACGGTCATAAGCCCACCGAACGGATCAAAGATAAGGTCGCCCTCGTTGCTGTATCGATCAACGAGACGTTCTACAATGTCAAACTGCAGCGGACACACATGGAGCTGCTTGCCCT